CTTTTTTAAATGATGACTCCTGTAAGATTTGTATGGGGTCACCATTCCAAATAACCTCTTGCAAAAATGATGGTGCAATAACATCTGGGATAATCGTGGAGATTTCTGTTATCTTCTGATCTGATAATTTTGTTATCTTCTGATCTGATAATTTTGTCAATGAACACGTTTGAATATGATTTGACATTGTCGAATGCATTTAATTTCCCCTAAAAATAGATAATATCATATTTTAATCTGTGAAAAATCTTTTTTCTTATTAAAAAAACTATTCATTATATTTATAGAATCAAGATTGTCTGTTTTAATGTTCAACCCAGAATCAGATAAGTTTTTCTGAGCATTTATTTCAAGATCGTATAACTTCATTCTTGCTCTATCTACACCTATTACAAATCTTTTATTTAGCGTAGGATCATTATATCTATTCTTTAATTGTTTTACCATAAATTGATTAAGTTGGTCAAGTTCTTCAGATGCGATAAGGGCAAACATAAAATCTACTGTGGCAGGTAGACCAAATGATTCTGAAGTATCTGTTAATTCAACATCAGTATTCCCATATCCTCCTCTTGTAGTTTGCGTAGCACTTAATATTGGGACATTTTCCTCCACTGCCATACCTCGCAGTTCTTCAGCAATGGACTTAATTAAAGTATAAGAATTAATGTTGGCACTTGCCCTGAATCTAGACGAAGCGCAAATGTTAAGATAATCTACAATTATTATATCTGGTTTAAACTGTTTCTTTAATTGCAGTTCATTTAATAAAGATTTAAAATGCCCAGTATGTGCTCCAGTAGTAGGATATTCTTTTATAATTAACTTACCAGTCGTTTTTTCCTCAATTTTATTTATTCTATTAATAAATATTTGCTTGGGTAAATCTTTGAGCTGATCCATGGTGATATTCATTAGATTAGCATCTATTCTTTCTGCTATTCGTTCCTCTGCCATTTCCATAGTAATATAAAGAACATTCTTACCCTGAGATAAAGCAGATGCTGCTACATGACACATGAACAAAGATTTACCAACTCCAGTACCTGCTAAAACAACATTAAGTGTTTTATTAGGTAAACCACCATTAGTAATTTTATTAAAATATTCTAAATCAAAAGGAATTCTGGATTCAACACGATGATAAAAATCATAGCGAGAATCAGCACTTTCAATATAATCATGCCCTACCTTATTATCAAAACATACAGCTAAAGCTTCTTGTAAAAGTCGAGGAATACCATCAGTTGACAGGGTTTTATTCTTACCATCTATAATGGAGATGGAACTAAGTATCGCATTATATATTGCTTTATCTTTACAAAATCTTTCAGTTTCTTTAAATAACCAATCCTTATTATATTCTGTTGCACCTAAAAGATTTATATATTGTATAATATCTTCATACTGTCCATCAGATAAAGTTCTGTCATTTTGTAAAGCAATTATGAGTGCATCTCTATTAGGTATACTATTATATTCTGCAATAAAATTATTTGTAATATCAAAAATTTTGGCTTCAATATTATCTATAAAATATTCCTTTTTAAGAAAAGGAATCACTCTTCGCATATATTCATCGTTATTAATTAGATTCTGAAGTATTATTGTCTCTATCTTCATCAATCGCCTTTCTTAAAATATCTTCTAAAATAAAAGATATAATTTGATTAAACTCATCACTATTAAAATCATGATCAGATAAATGTTTGGGTCTTATTAAATACTCGTAATCTAATTTAATTTCGTTTTCATTTATAGCATCAAATGACATATCATTAATACTAATGATCGTATCTTTATACTTACCATCATTAATTTTGATGCCCCAAAAATCTGTACCTTCTTTTTTAATTGACCAGGGATCGTAGCTAATTTGCATTTTTAAATTCCTCATCTATATCTTCATTTGATATTTGTTTTTGTAGCATATCTGTTCCAGCAATTTTATATTTTGATTCTATATAATCTCGAAACTCTTTGCTAGTAATAATTGGTATCCAAAACTCTTTCGTGTAAGTATCCTTTTGCCTAAATTTAATATCTGAATCTTTATGTGCATACCACCCGTTACTCGGTTTGACTACAAACCCCCCCTCAATTGCAACATTAAGTAATCCAGACCAAGTATTAATTCCGCCTTCAAAAGAAACTTCAATAGGAATTTTAGATTTTTCTCGTACGAATCTAGACTTTTCAACATTTATAATAAAATTGAATCCTACAACATCATTACCTTCTTTTTCTTGCTGACGACCAATAATAAAAATATTATCTGCTGAATAGTAAATACCTGTACCACCAGACACAATTTGTTTGGGAAATAAACCTATCTCGGAATAAGTATGATTAACAACAATCATAGGAATATCTTTAATTGTTAAATGAGGTGTGACCATTCTAAATAAAGATTTCATTTGTTTAGCACGAGTCATATCTGCAACTGATTTACCTTCCAATGCATCCTCAACTTCTTTTTTAGACGCTAGATTGCCAACAGAATCAATTAAAATTATAACATGATCATTACGTTCAATATTATTGATTTGTTGCATAGTATCAAATTTTAGTTGTTCAATATCTGTTACGGGTGTATGAAGAACACGAGATGTATCTATCTCAAAATTATCAAAATATGATTGAGGGCTCCCAAACTCAGAATCATAAAACAATATGATTGCATCATCATATTTGTTTAAATATGACTTTGCACAAAGTAAAGAAAAAGCAGTTTTGAAATGTTTAGATGGGCCAGCAAAAACTGTTAAACCGGGGGTTAATCCTCCGTCAAGAGATCCAGATAATGCTACATTCATCATTGGAACTGAAGTTTGAATCATATCCTTCTTAGAGAAGAATTTAGATTTATTTAAAATTTCTGTTTCTTTAATAGTAGAGTTTTTCCTTAATTTATCTATAAGCAACATATTATTCTCCGTATTTGATATATTGTATTATAAGATTGGCGTTTCGTTATTATTAATTTATGCAAATAGTCCTTCCAAAGTAGCTTTGGGTTTAGCTGACCAACCTACACAATTTAAAATAGTATCAATAGGATCCAAAAAAGATTTTAGAAACATGGTTTCATAATCTACATATTTTTTAATATTAAATTCATCTGGTATGGATGAAACAAATGCAATACAATTTTCCCCAATGGGGTTGGGTTCTTTCAAATATAAAAATTTTATCTTATCTCCTTCACGTATTAATTCATATTTTTTGTCGAGTTTTCCTTTACTTAAATAGAAGTTATACAATAAAGCTGCTCGAACGTGCATTGGGGTACCTTGTTTATATATAGAAGATTTATCATTATATTTTGTAACACCATTTACACTTCTAGGAAAAGAAATATCCTCGGGAGAAAACTCTTTAAATTTTTCCTCAAATTCTTTAATAAATTTTTGAAGATGTTTTTCTGATTTGGTTAAAACTAGTTTAACCGCTTCTCTCAACCCGTATCTGATAGGTTCGGGAGTAGATGATCTTACTATTTCCAATCCCATTACTTTCAATCTAGGTTCAGAATATTGTATACCTTCATTATTATAAACATTTAAAGCATACCTTTTCTTAGCTACCCAAATTCCTTGTTCAGCAATAACTTCTCGTTTAAAATATACCTTTCGTTCAAAAGCATTAGTATAAGACATAAGATTATCACATGCCTTATTAATTACTTTTTCTATTTTATCTATACAAATTTTATCAAGAATTTCCACTATTTTATCTGAAGGCAAATTTTTATAAAATTTTTGCACTAAATTATCCAACGTAATATAACATGCATCAGTATCAGAATAAAAACAATAGATATAATTGTCAGTATTACATATCTTATTAATGTATTCATTTAATACATTAACTACTGTTTTAATAATATATTGACCAGTAATAGTAATACCTTCTGCTATACGGTCATCATAAAACCTAAAAAATTCATTACCCCATGCACCAAATAAGGAGTTTAATTGAATTTTTCTAGCCATTTGAAAATTATTATAACGAGAAATATCCTTTAAATATTTTGGATCTTTTGTTTCTTCGTATTTTAGCTGTGTCGTTAACATCAATTTTTTATATTTTTGTCTATCATCAAATAATTTTTGAACTATCTCAGGAAAAATACCTTGCCTATCTGTTCTAAATCTATAACCATTTGCAGTTATACATAGATTATCTTTTTTCAACATATCAAGAATATTTTCTTTTTTTAGTAATGTATCAACACTTACATTCATATTCCCTTGAACAATTGTTTCAGGGGATAAATTATATTGCATAATAATACTAGGATAAAGACTAGTTGCATCAAAAGAAACTACCCAATTGTATTTTCCGGGCACAGGTTCTTGTACGAATGCACCTTCAATTTGTCTACCTCGTCTAGATTCATCTCGTTGATGTACAATTATATTTTTTTGCCAAAGATGATTCCAAAGAATACAATCCCAAGTTCGTACCGCAGAAAATATATCAATATAGTTACATTTGGCATCATATGCCATTGTAATAATTAATTCAATTAATTTCATTTTATCTTCAAGCTGATCAACTAATTCAGTATCAATTACATTATATTCTACAAATTTTTGCCAATTGTTTTTATAAAACATTCTAAAAGAATCATATTCTCCATAATTTATTTTTTCTTTAGCAAGTTCAATTTTTGCAATATGATCTAATTTATAAGATTCCTGCGCTGTATATGTAAATTTTTTATACAAACCCAAATAATCTAAAATTTATATTCCTAAAATATCAAATATTATTTCCCTATGTTTAAATCGAGAAATTTCTCTTTGATTAACTTCATTCCAAGGGGATAACTGTTTCATTGAAGATTCACCGAGAACTTTTCTAATACGATTACATAAATAGGGAATATCAAAAAATTCTATATTCCAACCTGTAATAATGTGAGGATAATCGTTAGAAATAAACTCAATAAACTTCTTTAAGAGATCGTATTCATCTTCACAACGTAAATATGTATGATTTTCTTTAGTAGTGATAAAATTTTTACTACCAAAGGTTGTAATATTTTTAGTATTATAATCTTGAATAGTAATTAATAATATTTCTTCTAAAGGATCATTCACAGTTGGGAATCCAAGTTCCGCAGAAGACTCTATATCTATAGAGTAAATTTTGATATCTTGTATATCA